CGGTTAGTACTCCACATAATTAAAACTTTTATATATGCAGAATCTATGAATCAACCCATCACAAAATACGACACAAAGAACAATGCAAAAATAGACCCATGCACCACGTACCTTGACAACCGAATAACGACACGATTTATGCGAAGGAGAAGAAATGAAATACAGCATAACTTTCGTATTCGAATATTGGTTCGATGGTTCTGGTTACAAATGCCAAAGAACTGAGGCCAGAATCTACGAGGAATTGAACGAAACTCAGTTCAAGGAGACACTAGAACATCTGGTCAAGAATACGAACAACATCATTCGAATCGAGGTCGAATCATCATGAACACCTACAAAGTGATTCAAACCTCAGTCGTGAGCAAGACAAATGACGTAACGTTCGGCCAGACACGCGACATGAGTCAGACAACCAGAGAACAGGTATTCCCCGACTTCAAGAGCGCAAGCGAGTTCTTCTTCCTCTGCATGAAGCAGGTCAAGGACAACGTACTGCCTGGGTACACGATGCGACTAACCGTCCGTCTGTACGAATATCGTGGCTCTGGCAGCGTTGAGATAGACGAGTTCGTGTATAACGGAAACAGAGAGGAGGTGAGTCCAAATGGAGATTCAGATTGATTGCACCTTCTATCTGGTGACGTTCGCGCTCGTGGTGCTCGACTTCGTGACGGGAACCGCAGCGGCGTTCTGCACCAACAGCTACAACAGCTCGAAGATGCGAGAGGGTCTGATGCACAAGTTCTCTTACCTTCTCGTAATCGTGTTCGCGCTGCTCGCTGACTGGCTGCTCGTTCGAGTCGGAATCGAGCAGGAACTCGGAGACTGGATTGTGACGCTCGTGCTCGTGTGGATCTGCTTCACCGAAGTCTTCTCGTTCATCGAGAACGTGGTCCGAATTAATCCTGAACTTGCAACGGCCCCGTTCTTCCGTTACTTCACTTCTAACGAGTCAATCAAGAACTTCTTGGACGGTAAGTGATGCTAGACGTAACTGACGTGATAATCGTGATTCTCATACTGGTATCCATGCTCGGTATCGCGCAGTGGTACTACTACAAGAACAAGTGCGACCGAATGGAACGGCAGCTCAGAAGAATCAGAAGGGAGCGCATGCGAAATGCTTAACGGAGTGGATATCTCGCACTATCAGAGAGGACTTGACCTCGCGTCCCTGAAGCACGACTTCGCAATCATGAAGGCGACCGAGGGCACGTCGATGGTAGACGAGTGCTGTGACAAATGGGTTCAGACGGAGCGCAGAAACGGAAAGCTCTGGGGATTCTATCACGTGCTCACGACGGCAACGGGAATCGCGCAGGGCGAGTTCATGCTCGACATGTGCGAGAACTACTTCGGCGAGGGAATCCCCATCATCGACGTGGAGGGAACGGGTAGCTACTACCCGAACGACCCCGGTCGCGTTTACGACATGGCGAACTACATCATCGGCAAGACCGGAGTCAACCCCATCATCTACATGAACCGCAACTGCATGCAGACGGCTGACTGGTCTCGCGTGGTAGACCTCGGCTGCGACCTATGGATTGCCCGCTATCCGTACAGCAAGGTCAATGGCTACACCTTCGACACCGGGAATATCGGGGATGCCAAATATTGGCCCTACTACGCCATGTGGCAGTACACCTCCAATGGTTGGCTCGCATCGAACAACCTGAACGTCGGAATCGACCTCGACGTGTTCTTTGGCACCGAGGACGCATGGCGCGCGTACGCCGCTGGCAGCTCCATTCCGGAGACCGACGCGAGCGATATGCTTTCCGTTGTCAACTCGGCGCTCGACTCGCTGAGCGACGCCACAGAGAAGGTGCAGCAAATCAAGGATTCAATCAATTAGGAAGGAGGAACACAAATGGGAAGAATCAGGCGCAAAATCACCTACACCATCGCGAGCTACGCCTACCTTGACGATGATGGCGAGACCATTAAGGCAGCCGAGCCAATCGTCGGGCGCATCCGCAGCCAGAGGTCGGCCGAGCGCATCATCGAGCGCAAGGTCGGCTGGCCCGTAATCATCACCAACGTGAGCACAGTCACCGAGGTTCGCGAGATGACCGCTGAGGACTTCATCACGCACTCGCAGCTCGTTGACACGTTCGAGGACTAGAAAGCAACACATATAAGAAGGGAAACCAACATGTCCGAGGAAATCTACAAGGTCGATTCCAGCAACGCCGAGCTCGTTTCCGCCGCCGCACTTGAGAACGTCGGCATCCCCGGTTTCTTCATCACGCTCGACACCGAGACCATGGACGGCAAGATTGCCTACACCAACGCCTGCAATGACGCCGAGTCGCTTGCCGACCACGAGGGCGAGGTCATTCACATGACCGATGCCTTCATCGTCCCCGGCTATCGTCGCGACCGCAACGGCGGGCCGTCACGTCCCTGCGCCAACACCTACGTAATCGACGCAGACGGCGTGGCCTACTTCTCTCAGAGCGACGGCATCGCCCGCTCGCTCTCCCAGATTCACGGAATCTGCCCCAACCTCGACGGCGGAAGCGGATACCTCCCCATCGCCGTCAAGTCCAAGAAGCTCGCGAACGGTAACACCATCAAGTCAATCATAATCATCAAGGAGTAGTCGACTAACCTAACGGCTATAACCATTGCGCGGGGTCGTGAGAGCGCCCCCGCGCTTTCGTAGTCGGAGGTGACGCGTATGGCACGCGCACGCAAGGCGTCCGATGACGCCTATAACACACGAAGAAGGGCAAAGCGACTCATTGCCCGAATGAACCGGCAGGGAAACCTCACGAAGAGCGACCAAGCGTACATGGCACGATTGCAGGAGCTGGTAAACAGCTCGTACACGAGGAGCCGTCGCGGCGAGACCGCAGCCGAGGCCGCGTCACGCGCGGAGTCCGCAATCAGGACGCTTGGCGGCGTCCTTCCGCGCGGCAGGCAAAGCACGCGAGCGTCACGCGAGCAGGCGCGCCGAGACGCCGTTCTCAGGCGCGAGATAAACATGGGGTCCGCAAACCTGCCGACAACGAGGTTCGGCCGGGCGGGCCGCACCATGGCATCCATCTTCTTCCGCGCGACGCAGCGCATGTGGGAGAACGACTCTGGGGACCGATACGAGGCCGTCCTGAGCTGGTTCAGGCAGTACGGCGAGACCGTGGGCTACACGGGAGACGTCAACCTAGAGGGAGTGTTCGACTTCGTGATATCGAACAACTCCGAGGCGCTGGTGCAGTTCTGGAACGACCTCAGGAACCGGGGAGGCGAGGAGGGCGGACCCGTGCGCTCGACGCAGGACCCGTCGTTCTTCGACGAACCGGAGGAGCTGGTGCCCTATGACGTGAACGCGATAGCGATGGTAGAGGTCATGCGCTAATGGCCCGCAGGAGACGCGGTCCGGAGTATCGCGTCGCGGCATCGTTCGACACGGAGACCTCGAACGTGATGATTGACGGCGAGTGGCACGCGTTTCCAGTCCTCTACCAGTTCGGTGACCTTCGAGATGTTGACATAGGCTCGTACGAGCTTGGCATGGAGACCCCGATGTTCTTCCGAACCGAGAAGAGGGCGCTTGCCTTCATAGAGACGCTCGTAGGCTGGGGCATGGACGAGGGCTGCATACCCGTCGTGTGCGGATACAACCTCATGTTCGACCTACAGTCGCTCATATACGAGCTGCGGCAGGAGTACGAGATGGAGGTCTGCGCGCAGTCGGCGACGCACGTCTACACGCTCGACCTCATGTTAGAGGGTCGAAAGGTACTCCGCTTCTGGGATACCTTCTATCTGGAGATGGGAGGCCTCGCCGCGATGGGCGAGACCTGCGGCCTACCGAAGCTCGCCGGAGACTGGGACTATGACCTCGTGAGGACGCCCGACACGCCCCTCACCGACGAGGAGCTGGGATACGCCCTGCGCGACGTGCAGGTGATACCCGCATACCTCCGATACGTGCTCGACGCGAACGCGTGGGCCAAGCCCGACATGCTCGGAAACAAGATACTCACCAAGACCTCGATAGTGCGCCAGATGGGGCAGCGCGAGATAGCCAAGATAAAGTTCGAGAAGGCGAACGGAAAGAGGCTCACCGTAGGGTGGGCCTTCATGAAGACGTGCAAGCAGGAACTACCCGCCAACTGGGAGACATACGGCATACGGCGCGCCTGCTTTCGAGGAGGCCTCACGTTCACCGCCGGAAAGCTCGCCATGAGGCCTCACCCTAACGTGTGGTCGTTCGACGTGACCTCCATGCACCACGCGTTCATAAACGGGAGGAAGACGCCCGTACGCTTTCGCGAGTTCGCCCCTCAGATTCTCGACGGGATACTGAATAACATAAGAAAATTAACCATAGAGAAGGTGCTCGAAAGCTATGACCGCCCGTTCGACTACGCGTTCGACGCGTGCGTGCGCATCGATGGAATCAGGCTCAGGCGGGGCACGCCCTTCGAGCGATGGGGAATCGCCTGCCTCGCCGAGTCGAAGTTCAGGCGCAGCGCCAACGGCTTCGCCACCATGAACCAGCGAGGGATTCGAGCCGAGGAGTACCTGAAAGCCAACGGATTCTGCGACGTTGCCGACAACGCGACGTTCGCGTTCTCCAAGCTGGTCTCGGCAGACGCCGTTAACGTGTTCCTCAACGAACACGAGTGGTGGTGCGTCTGCCAAGTCTATGAGTTCGACTCGTATGAGGCGCTGTTCGGCGAGGCGACCATGAACTTCCGCACACCGCCCGACTACATAACGCTTCAAAGCAACATCCTGTTCGCAAGAAAGAACGACGCCAAGGTGATAAACAACTCATACGAGGAGGGTGTGCCCTATGACCGAGAGATACCCGCCTCCATACCGTCGGGAATAGCAGACGAGCTGCGCGCAGGCACCATGTCCGCCAAGTTCTTCGAGTCATGGTACTCCAGCACCGTCAAGGGCAGCTTCAACTCGATATACGGCACTCAGGCGCAGGACATATACAAGCCGGACATGGTGGTTGACGAGGACGCGGAAATCGACACCGATGACACCTCCATAGTCCGCCCGGAGAACTGGGAGGAGCACCAGCCGGGGCAGTGCAAGGTGCTCTACACCTACGGCTCGCGCATCGTGGCAGGCTCGCGCATGCACCTCGTGATAGCCATGGAGCTGATAGCGAGGGGCGTGCCGGACGCCCGCGTTCTCGGAGGGGACACCGACTCGCTGAAGATATCCACCAAGGAATCGAGCGACGTCGACATACTCAGGGCGCTGGAACCGCTGCATGTCGCGGTGCGAAGGGCGATTGACGTAACGCAGCGCCGCGTGCGCGAGCTCTACCCTGGCCTCGCGTCCGACCTCGCGCACATCGGCGAGTTCGACTGCGAGGGGCTGAGCGAGCGTCACGTGGAGCTCTGGAACAAGTGCCGAGTATACCAGAAGCACGGGACATATCACGTAACCTGCGCGGGGCTGTCGCGCCCACGTGGCGCGTACACGATAGAGGACTTCCTGAACGACTACGCCGGGGATGACTTCTCTCGCGTGCTCGACGCGATGGGGTACAACGTGTACATACCGCACGAGATATGCCACAGCCTGCAACGCACAAGCCCGAGGCCGTCCGACGTTGTTGACGCCGACGTGACCGACCACATGGGCGAGACGCATCACGTCCACACCCACGAGGCCGTGTGCCTCTACCCGCAGGGGCGCTGGATTGGCGAGTCGACCGCAGGGGTCAACTCGGAGAACCTGAGATACATGAGAAGGAGCGGCACGCAGCCGGACACCTGCGCGCGCAGGCTGTCGCTCGACGGCTCGCCGCACGTTGAGAGGATTGGAGGTGACTATTGATGGCGGACTTCACGACGCACTACGACTGGCCGAGAACGCGCACCTACGACGCCGACACTACCATGGTCATAAGCTCAAGAGGGCCGGGAAAGACCTACGGCCTCCGCTACACGTTCGTATCGGACTACCTGAAACGCGGCATCCGCTTCGCGGAGGTGACGAGGCGCGCGAACGAGCTGACCGACCTCTCGTTCGGCTACTTCGACAAGATGTCGGAGAACGACGAGTTCCCCAACCACGTGTTCAAGTCAACGAGCACCAAGGCGTTCATAGCGGAGCGGCCCGCCGAGGGCGAGAAGCCCGAGTGGCAGCTCATAGGCTACTTCGTGTCGCTCTCGCAGATGCAGCTCTGCAAGAAGAGGACGTTCGTCAACGTGCGCAACATCCTCATGGACGAGGCCGTTCTCGACGCACGTGACCGGAACCACGACTACATGAACAACGAATGGGGTCTGCTCACGCAGATGGTTGACTCGCTCACGCGCGAGCACGCGGGGGACGCGGACAAGCTCGGAAAGCCTCACGTGTACCTGCTCGGAAACAAGTGCGACCTGCTCAACCCCTACTTCGCCATATGTGGCCTCACCGACGAGCCGCCCTACGGCTACACGTGGTATCGCAACAAGACGTTCCTGATTCACAACGTCGAACCAGGGGAGTACGAGAACCGGAAGATGACCGAGACCGTGACCGGGCGCATGGCGGTCGGAACCGACGAGGAGCAGGTGCTCAGGGGCGAGGGATTCACCGGCAGCAACCCGGACTTCGTGCATCGCAAGCCGAGGACCGCCAAGTACCAGTTCGGAATCGTGTTCCACGGGGACCGGTTCGGCGTCTGGTACGACGAGCGGCAGGCGTACTTCTACGTTGACTCGAAGATACCGAACAACGCCACCAACGTCTACGCCCTCACGACGGAGGACAACAGAATCAACTACATCATGGCCAAGTCCTCCGAGAAGTTCCTGCGGAGCTTCTGCGAGTTCTACGGAATGGGGATGATTCGGTTCTCGACCATCGTGCTTAGAAACAAGTTCAATCGCGTGATGCGCCTCTTCGGCTACCGCTAGTGCTACACTGTAGGCAAGCCCGAAGTACCAAGGCGCCTTGCCTCCGAGTGAGTAGACGTAGGAATACCCGGGATGCCACGCGGGGAACCGCGCCCGGGCGTCGGCGAGTGATTAGGCCACCGCTTTCAACCCGGAGACAACACCACGCGTCTTGCGAACCGGGCCTTTTCTCTATGGATTGGAGACAACCATGACACTGCCAAAGACCACCCCGGCCAAGGATGACACCACACCGGCCAAGGATGACACGACCCCGGCCAAGGATGACACCACACCGGCCAAGGATGACACCACACCGGCCAAGGATGACACCACACCGGCCAAGGATGACACCATGCCAGTGAACATCGGGCAGGTGCTCAACGACTTCATGACGTCCATGCGCGAGGTTCAGGAGAGCGTGCGCGCCGACCGCGAGCGCATCGAGGAGCTTCAGCTTGCCAACGGTCTCGTGATTCGGCAGGGCGCGCCCGACAACACGCCGCCGACCGTGCCTCCCGATGACTCGCACATCGACCCCGCGCAGTTCGACCCGAGCAACATGGACTTCAAGATTTGATATAATTGCATGAACCGCAACACGTAAGAAGGGAGCCGAAATGGCCGTAAACAACAGCACCATCCTGACGAGCGCGTGGCTCAACGGCAGCAACGACTATCAGCAGCGCGTGCCCGACCCCACGCAGGCGAGCGTGGCCGAACAGATTGAGTTCCTGACCACGCCCATGAACCGCAAGTACTTCAACGAGTTCATGGACAACTTCGTCAACCGCTTCTGCGACGCCTACGTTCGCTCGGACGCGTGGGAGAACCCGCTGCGCAGCTTCGTGCGCGAGTACAAGTACGGCTCCACGATTCAGGAGACCTACTTCAAGTGGATTAAGGCGCACTCGTTCCAAGATGATGCCGAGACGCTTCTGAAGCTCCACCGACCCGAGGCCGAGTCCGCCTACCACACCGTCAACTACGAGGTCACCTACCCCATCTCCACGAACGACTACGAGCTTATGGACGCCGTGACCGACGAGTACGGCCTCAACCGCATCATCTCCGGCATCATGCAGGTGCCCATCAACTCCGACCAGTACGACGCCTACAAGACCATGGTTCAGCTCATCGCCGAGTACGAGGGTCGCTGGGGCTTCTACAAGCACGGTCTCTCCGCCGCGCCGACCGACGAGGCCACGGGCAAGGAGTTCCTGACCGCCGTGCGCACGTACGCGGGAACGCTCGCCTTCCCCTCCACGCTCTACAACGCGCAGCGCTTCACGGACATTCCCGTGTTCGCCAAGCCCGACGAGCTGGTTCTCTTCGTCACGCCCGCCACGCAGGCCGCGCTCGATGTGAACACCCTCGCGAGCGTGTTCAACGTGGACCTCGCCGAAATCAAGTATCGCACCATCCTCATCGACGAGTTCCCCGTGGCCAACGCCGTGGCCCTGCTCACCACGGAGGCTTTCTTCCAGTGCGCCAACAAGCTCTACGGCACCTTCTCGTTCTTCAACCCGCAGACGCTCAGCACCAACTACTACCTCCAGCACCGCGCAATCATGAGCGTGTCCCCGTTCGTGCCCGCCGTGCTGTTCACCACCGACGAGGGCTCCACGCCCGCCGTGGTCAAGCAGACCGTCTCCGGCGTCACCGTGACCGCCGACCCGACGAGCGCCAAGCCGGGCGACGAGGTGCAGCTCACCGTGAGCCTCACCGGCACCATCTCGCCCCAGACCGAGGGCATCGAGGTCCGGCCAGACGCCTGCGTGTTCGAGGTGACCGCCGCGAGCGCCGCTAGCGCCGGAACGCCCATCCAGCTCAACGCCCGCACCTACGTCGATGATGACTTCGTGCTCCACATCCAGAAGACCGGGCTCGCCACGGGCAACGTGCTCACCGTCACGGGCACCGCGACCTACCAGAACCCGTCCGGCACCACCTCGACCTACACCGACACCGCAACCGTCACCATCTCCTAGGGTGGCTCACAGCGACGCGAACCGGGGACTGGCGCGCGAGCGCCGGTCCCCTCTCTCTAAGGAGGTGACACATGGACTTCCCCCACATGGGCGACGCGAGGTTCCCCGACCTCTCGAACGTCGACGTGTTCCGCTACCAGAACGAGGTGGACTACGACCGCTACGGCGCGAGCGGCACCATCAAGGTCTGCAACGTGCCGTGGGACGAGTCCCACAACAACGTGGCGTTCGAGGGCGTGGCAGCCCGCGACGCGTACCTCGACGCACTCTCCGGCCCCGTGGGCGAGCTTCCAACCGCGTTCCTCGCGCAGCCCAAGGCGACCGTTCAGGTTCCCATGCCCGGAAGCACGTGCCTGCGCTACAACTACTGCGTGATAGACGTTCCGCCGGTCCCATCCGAGGACGCGCCCCTCATGTACTACGAGGGCGCGCGCAACGTGACGCGCTTCTGCTACTTCGTGACCGGAGTGGACTTCCGCGCGCCCAACACGACCATGCTCTACCTCTCGCTCGACTCGTGGCAGATGTGGAGCTATGACCTCGACGTTCAGTACGTCGGGCTTACGCGCGGTCACTACGGGGTGGCAAAGACCGACGTGGAGACGTACCTCGCCGACCCCGCTCACAACAACGAGCACCTGCTCGCGCCGGACGTTGACTTCGGCAGCTATCAGGTCACGCGAAACTCGTTCGCCAAGACCTTTGATGCCGACGTGTGGATGTGCTTCGCGTGCAACGCGGCACCGAACATCGCCGACTGGGGCACCGTGGCCGACAGCACGGCCCATGTCCCCTACATCTCGGCCTACGACAACTGCGGCGTGCCGACCTACCTCACGTTCTGCATCGAACCCTCCGCGTGGGGCCAGTTCTGCCAGAACTGCGACGCGGACTACCCGCACTTCAAGCAGAACGTCATGGGCGTCTTCTTCGTGGACAAGTCGCTCGTGACCACCTACAACGACTTCACGTTCGCTGGGACTAGCTGTCACCTGCTCTCGCAAGTGTCCTCTATCGAGGGCACGCTCCGCGACCTCTCGCGCGAGGACTTCGCGCTACCCGAGCAGGTGGCCGGATTCGCCAAGCTCTACACATACCCCTACAGCCACATCGAGCTGACCGACCACACCGGCAACGTGCGGCAGGTCCGCGTGGAGTCAACCACGGGCACCATCGGCTACCAGACAGCCATTCAGTTCGCGATGCCCTACGTCGCCCAGTCGTGCGTCATCACGGGGCTTGGCTCCGGCACCGTGACCTCGACGTGGGAGAACCTTCTCGGTCACACGTTCGAGTCAACCGGCGAGTGGTATCGCACGATGTACAACTGGGACGTGCCCGTGTACGCGGTCACGCTCGCCTCCTCCGTCCGCGAGACGTACGAGCGGCTCTACCCGCACAATCAGGCCGTGGTCAACTACACGCGCGACTATGACAACACCATGGCGGTCGCGAACACCGAGCACTCGAACGAGCGCAACCAGACGGAGTGCATGAGCGCGAACAACGCGGCCACGGTGGCCAACAACTCGGCCAACAACGCACGAAAGATTTCAGCTGAGACGCAGATTAACGCGGCGCAGCTAAACAAGCTGACCGCTGACAAGAATGCCGACAACTACATGGTGTATACGGGCAACGAGGCGACTCAGGTCGCGAACACCGCGTCACAGTCCAACAACGAGGCATCTGGTGCCGCTAACGCCATAGCTGGCACCGCGTCCGGCGTCGGCAGCGTCATAACCGGGGCGCTCACCGGCTCCGCGCTCGGCCCCGTCGGAATGGCGGGCGGCGCGCTCATCGGCGCGGCCACGGCGCTTGCGGGTCTCGGACAGACCATGACGAACACCATGAACACATCCGCGTCGCTTCAGGTGGCCTACACGAACAACGACCAGCTCGCAAGTGCCACGACCGCAAACAACATCGTGAAGACCCAGACCGCGCAGAAGTACCTGCAAAGCGCGCAGGCGCAGAACAACGACTGTGCGACCGACGTGACCGACAACAACAACTCGCTCCTCAACACCACGACCGCCAACAGCATCGACATGCTCGACACCAACGCGGACAACAATCTCGCGACCGCGAGCGCGAACGCCGAGCGCACGAGGAGCGCCGCCCAGAGTGCCGTCACGAACGACACCAACAGCGTTCGCGTTCAGGCGGGCGGCACCTGCGGCACCTTCGCCCACGGTCAGACGGCATCGCTCAGGCCGCGCGGCGTGTGGGCAAACGTGGTCACCGAGCCGGACGGGGCGCTGCTCGCAGCAGGCTCGCAGTTCGCCCGCTACGGCTACGCCGAGAACGCGTACGTCCAGTTCGAGGGGTGGCAGATGATGGGGCACTTCACCTACTGGCAGTGCTTCGACGTGGTGTTCTCCGGCGCGAGCGACATGAGCGTGAGCACCGAGAACGAGATACGCGACCTTCTGGCAAACGGCATAACGATTTGGACGGACCCCGACGAGATAGGGAGGGTGAGCATCTATGACAACTGAGGCGAAGTCAAGCGCGCTAGTTACCGACGCGACCGAGCCCGACTCGGTTGAGACGCCCGAGGAGCGCAGGCGCACCATAGACGAGCTGCTGGCGCTCGGCACGTATCAGGGAATGACCGACGATGAAATCGAGCGCGTCATGACCTACCGCGAGCGAATGGCAGCTCTCGTTGAGCGCAACAGCGGGGTGGCAAAGGCAATCGAGCAGGCGCAGAGGAGCGCGGAGGAGCGCGCCAACGCCCAGTACGAGCAGGCGCAGGCCAACTTCCGGCTCGCCTGCTCCATCAACCCGACGTTTAGGAAGGTGGTGATTGGCGATGGGCAAGCCTAGCAGGCTGGGATACGGGAGCTACTGGCAGTCCTCGCGCATCAACCGGGCGCTCTACGCGTGCTTCGTCACGCAGGCCGAGAACGTCGCGCTGTCGCGCTTCAAGTGGCTTGGGCTACCGCCGACGTGCGACGAGAGGTGGCTAGAGAGGTGCCTGCTGTTCGAGGGGCAGGCGACCATCGCGTTCCCCGCGAACATGCCGGGGACGTTCTTCTCGACCAAGTGCGCGCAGTCCGGCCCGCTCAACGTCTACGACAACCCGACCAAGTGGCGCTCCGTGGGCAACGACGGCTGGTCGTTCGAGGTCAACAACGCGAACGGCGTCATGGTCTACGACAATCTCAACCGCACGCCTGTCATGAACCAGATTGACGTGATGTGCCGCGAGCTGGTCGACTGCTTCCGCACCAAGCAGATAAACCGCATGCAGCAGCGCAGCCCATACATCATCAAGGGCCCGAGGAACAAGAAGTTCGACCTGACGCAGGTGATAAAGCAGCTCTTCGGCGGCGAGCCCGCCGTGGTCGGCTACCAGAACATGATGGATGACATTTCGATAGAGGCAATCAGCACGCAGGTGCCCTATCTCGGCAAGGAGCTTCAGGAGGACTACGAGAACATCTGGAACCAGATTTACCTGCTGCTCGGAATCCGAAACCTTCCGTACAAGAGCGAGCGCAGAATCGAGTCCGAGGTGCGCACGCAGAACGAGCCGAGCGACTTCAACCGCCTGACCGCCCTCATGGCCCGCAGGCAGGCGTGCGACCAGCTCAACCGGAGGTTCGGCCAGTATCTGGCGGAGCCAGTCCGCGTCGTGTGGAACGCCGACAACGAGTCCGAGAACCACGACCTAGCGACGAACGTGGCAAAGGCCGCCGAGGCGTTCGACATGAAGCTGGACCTAGCGAAGGTAGGTGAGAAAGATGCCGTATGAGTACGGAAACGAGCCGGACTTCCACGCCGTGGGGACCATCCAGCTCGTTGAGTGGGTGGAGTGCGGGCTCGTGGACCTCACGGACGGAACGTGGGAGTTCAACGCGTACGAGGGCGATGACAAGAAGCTAGCCGACCTCTACGAGGTTACGAACGCGCGCGTGCTCAGGAAGGTCGTGGACCATTACCTCTACTACGAGGTGGCCATGCCGCTCTACAAGGAGTGGAAGCACCAGCTTCTGACGCGCCTCAACGAGGTCATGCCCAAGTACATGTGGGCCTACCGCATGCTCGCCGACGGGACGAACCCCCTCACCTCCGAGGATGACTACTACAAGGGCCGCACCATCCGCTCGGACTACCCCGAGACGCTGCTCTCCGGCAACTCTGACTACGTGAGCGACGGAACCGACACCGAGACCGAGCGCATCCGCATCCGAGACCTCTGGCAGAAGCTCGGCAGCTCGCTCGCGCTCGCCAAGGACGTGGACCAGATGGTGATAGATGACGTGGCTGATTGTTTCAGCGGCCTCATGACCGTCAACCTCGACGCCTTCTAGCAGCTCAGGGCGGGTCTCGCACAAGCGGGGCCCGCCCTCGCATGATATAATCTATGCAACGGATTGGAGGAACCATGGCAACACAGGAAATCGCATCGCCCGCTGCGGTGCGCACGCTCTACGGCACGCTGGGGCCGTTCTCCTCGTTCGTGCAGTCACCTCCGGTAATACCGACCTTCTACTACGACGTGTACTCTCAGGAGCAGCGCATCAAGGCGATATGCCAGAACTTCGCGCGTCTCGTGGCGTACGTGGAGGAGGGCTTCGCCGGGGTCAAGGACGTGGATGACGAGGTTCAGGCGCAGCTCAACGCCTTCCGCATCTCCATGAAGCAGTCGCTCAACGACCTGCGCGACGAGCTGGTTAAGATTATCGCGGGCGCAACGGGGTCGTTCACCACGACCGACCCGACGGACGAGTACCTTACGAAGGACGCCGGGCAGGTGATATCGAACGTCTACGACTTCGACCGCGAGCTGTCCATGAGCGCGGCGCGCTTCGACGCGGCCAACATCACGCCCGCGATGTTCGACGCGACCGGCATGAGCGCGCGGCACTTCGACACGGCGGCTGCGGCGTGGCTCTACAACCCAACGACCGCCGAGACCATCTCGGAGGATGACGGGGAGAACGACGGGCTGTCGGTGATGCACGCAATCGTTACCGCAATCAGCGGGATGAACACAAACTAAGGAGGAACAACCATGTCCCACACAGCACAGACAACCTACTACGGACTTCCCATCTACGAGGACAAGGTCGGAAACCAGCCCACCTACCTCGGCGACTGGAACGAGGCCATGCGAACGCTCGACAGCTCGCTCAACTCCGTCGCGGGCCAGTCCTCGGGCGTCGTGAACACGGCCAATAAGGCCCTCTCCACGGCGCAGCAGGCGCAGCAGACGGCCAACGCGGCCAACACCGTTGCAAACTCGGCGCAGCAGACGGCGAACGGGCTGTCCTCGCGCGTGACCACGGCACAGGAGACCGCCGAGGAAGCTAACACCGCAGCAGGTACCGCACAGAGCACCGCGCAGACGGCCAACAGCGCGGCGCAGCAGGCGAGCACGACGGCATCCAACGCGCTCTCGCAGGCGCAGCAGGCTGCAAGCACGGCAGGCACGGCGCAGAGCACGGCGCAGAGCGCGCAGAGCACTGCGAATGGTGTAGTTACCCGACTTGACAACGTTAGCAAAATGACAATCGTTACACAAATCTTCAGTAACAGCAGTGGCAATGAGTATGTAAACGTTGCCGGAACTAGCATTAAGGAATGGCTCGGCGTTACAGACGTTTCAAATAGAACACTTATTGTAAGCGCAGTCAACGGAGACTTTACAGCTAGCAGCAACCTATCAATACGAACCATTGCCGTTAACACTACAACATGGGATGTTCGAGTCTGGCTTGGGCAAGTCGAATCCGCGGCATTCCGTATCAACTTCTTCTTTGCTTGCGCCTAGCCGCCCTCCGTCATCCGTGGGGTTATGCAATGAAGGCCCGACGCGTTACCGTTTGCGCGTCGGGCCTTCTTATTTAGACGGGCTGTATAATAAAAGCTCACCTACCTATGTCGGAGATATGGCGGGCTCTCGACGTAAGAGCGCCAAATATCGTCATTGCTCGCATAAGGTACGTCCCTGCGCCTGACGCCCGGAATCTCACCGGCGATGACGCGCGACCGATACGCCACGAGAAGCAGGCCGCGAGCCGTGGTGCTGGCCAGAACGGAAATGCCCGCCCCGCTCGCGCATGCCAGTTCCCTGTCGGCGCGCGTCTCGTAGCGCAGCACCTGCACGCGCGATAGGTCGCGCGCATTTGGGTAACGAGGCTCGCCCCGCAGCGTGCGATATGCCCAGAAGCTCATATAAAACCTCCCGTCAGAGAATCCACCAGATGAGGCCGCTTGCACATAGCAGGTATACAATCAGTGCGATATCAATCAGCGAGAAAACGACTACCGCAGCCCAATACGCCGCGTCTCCCCTCGACATGCGCCTGTGCGAGCTGCCGCGATATACTCGACGGCTGCTAAAGTCATATGCTGGACGCATGCGTGGTCTATCGCTCATCCAAATCACCCGCTATCTTAACGGCTAGAATCGTGTCCGGGGAATCGTCGCTCACTATGTCGATGCGCTGCGCGTAGTGATGCCGGGTAACGACGTTCTGTAGCACATGGCACATGACCCCTATAGCGTCCTCGACTGTACGCGTCTTGGATATGCACACGCTGCCGATATTGGCCACGTTTCGGTATACATAGAACATTTGGTCAACCTCCGATGAAATCGCATGAGAACATTGCATGCCAATCTCGCTTACGTACGAAATATGGGTCGGTTCGCGACCTATCGCAAAAGCCAATCTCGATATGGTGTCAGCCTGATTCCGTCGAATGGATGACATGGCGTGCATGAGCTATGCACATATTGACGTTTTGCGGCCCATAGATTATGCAACAATCCATTTCGACGTATATTTCATCACATATGTGCTTGCAAATATAGTAGGTGGAGGCGGACCAGTATTCAACGATGCGGCTCATATCCTCACCCCATACGCGACTTCACCGTCACGATATAGAACGCCCCGCGTCGCTCCGAGACCGCGAGCTCGCTTTGCGGCAACCATGAAACGCGCGCTGGCCATGTCCGGCGAAATGCAGCCCAAATCCGCCTCAGCTATCGTGTCCCCGAGATGGTTAAATATCAGATATCGGAAATCCGGCTCGATGATTTCGTTTCGTTTCGACTTTGATACGAACCCAATCAGGCACAATATAAAGCCTGCAACCGACATGCCTATAGTGACGATACCGAATATCAGCAATCTAATCACCTCCCTAATAGCAGTATGCGCGACGATAGGTCATGTACAGTTCGTCCATGCTTAGAACACGCACCTCGTAAGGTTCAATTAGATAGAATATGCAACCGAAGCGGATGGCAAGTCGCACCTGCGCTTCAAGCCTTCGGCGTGCCTCCAGATGTGAGATGGCGCGCCCACCGTGACGCTCGATGTGCTGGGCTCGTGCAAAGTCAGTCGGAAAAGCCATGATGTGAGGCTCCTGCGCGTGATTCTCAGAAGTGATCGCGTATTTCATGTCTAGACCTCCCGATATCTGCTAAGCACTACCTCACCGTCGCACCTGCCAACGATATGAAGCTTTTTGCCCAGAGGGTAGATGACCGGGCATGCCGAGGCGATGTGGCGCATTGCGTCGCTCGCCGCGTGCGCGTCGGTTCCGGCGTTGAAGCGTTTGATTATTGCGCCTGCGGAGCTTATTACATAGATTTCGTAGTAGGTTTTCATTTGATGACCTCCGCGTTAGCATCGATGCATGCGCAGACGATATCCTCGACAATGTTTGTTGTGGCGTAGCAATCGCGATTATGAAAGAACCTTCCATCATCATAGCGGCTGAACGTGAAGGTTCGATATTTTACGTTTCTACGCGGGGTCTCTCCATCGGATTTGGTGACGTACACCGAAAAGACGAGCTTTTCAGGATAATAGGACTTCGAACAAAAGTCGCGCCTGATGCTGCGCATGCACCTCAGAAGCCCTTCAACACTCCGCTCGACATAATCATATGGTTCACGGCCGAGCATAACGACATACTTTGAGTTAGACATTTGATTTCCTCCCATTAATAGATTTCGTACTCGGTCATGTCCACCATGTTCGGTTGCGGATGTTGGATTCTGTTTGATAGTACATTGTGTTCCCTTCTGTTAGTAAACAATATTGTAAATATCGGAAGCAGCTTTCATAAAACGAAACGCACTAATTCCCGTTATACAGCTAAGTGCCTTTGCCAGTCCCAGCGCTTCCCCATATACGCGTTCCCATTCAAGTCGAATGTCACGATATGCAGCGAGTCTTTTATAAGTATCGGGATGCTCACCCATTATCTCAAGCTGCTTTTTAGTTGCCCTATGCCTATCGCAGACTGCCTGAAATAGTGCGCTCTCGATTTTATTTGTATCGAACATTTGTTTTCCTCTCTGTTAGATTTCGTTCCGTGACTATATATTACTATTTAACTGCCTTATTCACATTTACTTCACATACTCAAGGGGGTATATAAAAGTTTTAACTATGTGGAGTACTAACCGC